GAATCTTTAACTTCGCCGTTGTTCGCATCATACACGAGACGATTCTTATGACGAACCATCATGTCACGAACATACTGTTCAGCTTTTGCCTTTGGTAAATTACCAACGTCGATGTAGAAAATGCGACGCTCAGGAGCGCGAGCAAGACGGTAGATAACTACAGCGTCTTCCAACATACGCAACTGATTGAGTGGCTTAATCGCTTTGTGTAGATGCGACAGCACCATGCGATTGCGAGCATCGAGCAAACCGCTGTGTGTATACGAGATAGCATCTTTTGAGATCTTTACGCCCTGCGTGAGCGTACCCGACGAAAGACCCGCTGGATTGAAAAGATAATATTCTTCGTATGGGGGAGCAATCAGCTTAGAGTTCTGACCAACAACTGGTGTTCTTTTGATTGGCTGACGAATCTTACGGATACGACGAGGATCAATGTAACGAAGTTCCTGAATACCTTTGCGGGGATTTTTAATGTCTACCATGATATGATAGAACAAACGACCATCTACATACCAACGGCGGAAAATTTCATATGCTTGATTATGCAGATCAAGCATTTTACAGACGTTCTTAAACTCTTCCTCAATACGTTTTTTAACGCTATCGGGTTGCTGAAGTCCATCAAGATTGATTGTGATTACATCTTCGCGCTCATCAGAGATGATAGCTTCATTCACTACATCGTCGATAGCAGCTTCGCATTCTGGATACATCGACATCTCACGATATCGTGTAACAAGTTCTGCTTCGTTTTTGGCTGTACCTTCTAGGTCAACATACGTTCCGTATGCGCCGCCTGGTGCGACTTCCATCGCACCGTCGAGGTTTGGGGGAGGAGCGAAGGAAGGAACCTGAACTGCTTGCTTTTCAGCAAAGTCATCGTCCTTCCCTACGCGGAAGCCAAATAATTCGATCGCCATTTATTTTCCTTCAAAGACTGTATAATATATTTAGGCGACCAATTAGGTATCGATCACCCTGCCGTTGACATCTTGGTCAACTGTCCAGTAATCGTATGCGAACTCTACAGTGAATTCTTCGATAGCATCAGTTGTTTCCCAGTTCAATTCGATGTTGCCGATATTGATTGGGAAAATGTTTACGAAAGTATATTCACGAGTTGGGATTGCAGCATCGCCAGCTGTTGTACCACCTGCGAATACACCAGTCTTAGCATAATGACGAACTGTAGCAACAGTACGATATGAAGCTAGACCGTTTTCGGTAATTACTGATCCATCACGAAGATTGTTTTCGTGTGAGTTAATGTATGAGCTCCATAGTTCGAACGCATTGCGAACTAGGAAATCTTCATCGTTCATAACTGTTACTTGCCAGTTTTCGAACGTACGATTGCCAGCCATTTTTACTTTACGACCGAAATACGGAACTTCGATTTGACCTACTGTAGAAGCAGGGATCGAAGATGCCTTACAGACGAAACGAAACTGAGCTTCGGCTGTTGGTTCGGCAATTCCTTGTGGGAGCGTCAAGAACACCTCAAAAAGAGATGCTCTTGCGCCACCGAATGGCAAACCTTGTGAGGCGAATGTAGACACATTAAAGGGCATTAGTTTTTCTCCCTATCCTTTCTAGTATTTAGTTCGCCTATTAGAACTTACCAACAACTTCAGTGAAATCAACTCCTGTGCGAACCGCTACGAAGTTGAGCTGAATGAAGTTAATTGAACGAGCAGGCTTGATGTAGATATCACCGATGAACTCGTTGCGGTCAATAACTTCTGGCGTATTGTTTGTTTCGTCGCAAACAACGCGGAAGTCAGTGATACCACGACGACCCTGAACGTCACGCAGGAATGGTTCTACTAGCGACTTGAACTGTGCGCGAGTGAAAGCATCATTGAATTCGAATAGGGTATATTTCGCAGCAGTTGCGATTGCCTTTTCAAGAACAATGAACAGACGACGAACGTTGATACGATCGAAAGCTGATGGCTTTGTAAGAAGCGTCTTATCACCGAACAGGATAGTTCCTTCGCCTGGGAATGTCGTAATTGGATTAATACCATGCTTGTAGAGCTGATCACGATCCGTCTTGTTAGGATTGTAAGCAAGCTTAACAACATTCTTAATCTGACCACGGTTATAACCAGCAGGTGACCACCAAGGATCACGGTCGATATCTGTACGAACCATTGTACCAGCTGTGTCGCCGTTGCAAGGGATATAACGATATAGATCGTTGTACTTATCGTACTGATATTTCCAACCCGAATCCAATACTGCGTAAGAAGTAGATGGCAGAGAGTTACGGAATGAAACGATATCGTCTACCTGAGCACCAGCATAACCAGCGTTGTTTACAACGTCAGCTTGGCGTGGTGAGAAGATAGCAATACAATCCTTACGGTATTCTACGATGTTATTGATGATGTGAACAGGAACAGTAGAACTGTTTGGACCACCACCAAGAATCAACGAAACATCTACGTCTTCAGCAGAACGGAACTTATTGTATCCGTTGATATAATCTGCTGCGCGTGGTGACGCACCATCACGACCGCGTGACAGAGAAGCGTTAACAGGTTTTGACTGAACACCAGTTGAATGGTCGATAGACTGTGTTATTGAGCGACCACCAGTGATACCTGTAACGTGACCATTCCACCAAACCCAACGTGAGTTTCTGTTGATGTAGTTCTTGTAATAGATATCTGTACCGTTTTCGCTCAGCGCATTAGTTGCCTTTGATAATCCTGGGAAAGTTTCAAGGATCGTATTAGCAACACCTGAAATCGTACCGTCTTCGTCAGCAACAACAATATGCATTTCATCACCAGAACCGCCATATTGACCAGCCTGGAATGAAGCGCCTGGAGCTGAAGGGAAATAATCAAAATATTCCCAACGACGAGTTGTTGTAGCCTGAGTACCAGTGTTACCAACATACTTAGACTGAAGCGTGATCGTGTTACCAGTTACCGCACCAACTTTAAGTGGAATGCGATCTGGACCAAGAATCAGAATGTCACCAACTGTAAGTTTAGCAGCTGCACCACCACCAGTGACAGCCATTGTTACTGTTGTTGAGTTATTGGTGAATGAGCAAGTTCCTGAAATATTGCTCTGATATGCGTTACCAGAAACGCATACGGAAACTCTTAGTGAGTTACCAATGGCGCCAGGATACTTAGCAATCCACATACCAGCACCAGAAATACCGGCTGAAGAATAGTTGTCCATATAGTCGTCTTCGTTCTTAACGAAAACTGTAATGGAGCTGTTGCCAGTAGAACCTGCATTTCTTGCCTGAACTGCGCCAGTGTTTGCGTTCACAACACGAACAACATACAACGAGTTACCGTATGCAAGGAAGTTTGCAGCTGTGAAAAAGTCTACAGCCGTATTTGTTGTTGGATGTGTGAACTGCTTAACAAGCGTATCTTCGCTGTCAACAAGCACGCGCTGATCGACGGGACCCCAACGGAAGTGGCCTGCGAATGCACCTGTAGTCGTGCTAACAGCAGGAATAATTGTTGTGAGATCGATCTCACTTACATTTACACCTGGAGAGACTTGGAAACCCATCGGACTTATCTCCTTTTATAAAACGAAGTAGTTGAATTCTTCGCGCCCTAAATTGTACTCGTTTTTATTTATAAAAAGAGGCTGTTTAGCCATATCGGAAATCGTCGGACGGGGCGCTTCCTAGAAACATATCCATTGGGTCATCACTTCTTTCCATAGATTGTACACCACCGCCGTCGTCTATAAATCCAGCAGGAAGCAAATCTTCGTGTACATCTTTGAGTGTTTCATTGGCAAGATTTCTTCGGATATCGCTATTTGTCAAATCTTTAAAATATGGTTGTGTAATAAGCCAACCAAACAGAACCAAAGTCATAGCAAGATCGTCATGATTGCCTTCTTCAGCTTTGTAGGTATCTTTCACTTCCACAAATGTTGTCAATTCTTCAATCGTGTCGAAATCAGTGATCAATAGTTTATCACTTTCGACGATAGTTTTTAAATTTGAACACCCGATCTTTTTAACAGATTTGGTTGTACGAATACCAAATGCTGATCGAGCGCTGAAACCACCACCGACTTTGATGTTTTTGTTTTTAGTAAACGTGGCAATGACGTTTTCGTATTCGAGATCAATGTAAAGTGACTGTACTACCTGTTGACCAATATTGTTGGTTTCTCCAAGTATCCAAGCATTATTGTACATTCGACCAAAACGATAAATTACGTCTGGAAACATAAGTGGCGATATGTCTCGACTTCGATACTTAGCAACCTGTCTGAAAGGATACTGCGTAACGTCGAACATAGACAAAGCGGAGTAGTCGTTACCTACGCCTTCCGAAACGTCAAACACTCCAATGTAAATTTTACGGGGATCTGGCATCTCATAGATATCTAATCCAAATTTGTCTTTAGTTGGCGTAGTCCACGCTAGTTCACGAAGTTTCAGTGGATGAATAAGTGTGCTGGATGAACCGATGAACTCGCACTCAAATTCTTGACGGAACTGCTGTTCGCTGGTGTTAGCGATAGTCTGCTTTTTCCATTCCTCATCGCGCCCAGGAACATCAGACCAATGGATTTCAACTGGAACATATTCGCTTCGTTTTTCTTGTGCATCAATCCACATCTTGAAGAAATGGTTCATACCATTAGGTGTAGACACGATAATGATCTTGGTAGTTTTACCAGACGAAATCGTAGGATATGTAGAAGCAAAGAACGCATCAGCTAGGTTGCGCTGCACGAACGCGAACTCGTCAAGGAAAATGAGATTAAACGATCCACCGCGAATCGCGCTTGATGATGTAGCAGCTGCTAGAACTTTAGATCCATTCTCAAGTTCAATGTTACCTTTATTCCATGTCACAACACCTTGCTGCAACCATTTCGGAAGATATTCGTATGCGAGCTGAAGTTTAGCTAACAGGTCTCGTGCGAGCGCGCCTTTGTTCGCGAGAATAGCAACGTTCTGCTGATCTGTGAACAATACTAGCCACAAAATATATGCGATAGACGTAGTGGATTTACCGACCTGACGAGGAAGCTTACAGATAGAAAAGCGATTGTCCGCAAACGTATGCAGCATTTTCGCTTGGAAATCCCACATATTAAACGGCATAAGACCATGATCGACGTTAACAATTTTGATATAGTTGCGAGCGAAATACTCTACATCCTTAGCACATTTAATGTATTCGTCAGCTTCTTGTTTGGTGTACGAGTGTACGACACCAACAGCTTTGAGGTTGGGATTACCTAGATACGTCTTGACTGCCATTACTTTCTACCATTAATCAAAGCCTGCAACTCAGCAGAAGTCCCCACGAAAATAGCGTTCTCGGCTTGAATGGCAGCCGGACTTTCTCTTGGATCATCAGTTTTTTTCAAATCCTTTAGTTTCTTTTGAATATCAAGCAGATCCTTATTGGCATCTACCAGTGTCTTGATGAGACCACCGACAACTTCGAATGCTCTTGGATGTTCGGACGTTTTAGCCACAATGAGGGCTTCCTCCAACGCATCATTGCCTTGGTGAATAATCTTGTGAAGATTGCGACGGGCAGTAGCAAAATCGTCATCAATGTTTGTATCAGCGGATTCAGCATGAACAATCTCTACTGCTTGGGTTTTCTGTACCATAGGCGGTGATGATTCTGGAAGACCCAGCGCATTTTCAATACTTACTTCAAAATTTGTTTTTTCGCTCATTCATCTTGTCCTGTTACAGGATTATATTTTTTGCCGTCTACATAAAAGAATGTGTTAGAGCAGAAACCATAATCATCTTCCGCATTGATTTGTGTGTATGGGATAGAAGCTGCACTATTTGTTGTTGGGCTACCATTTGCCAATAGCCCTGGAGTAATAACAACTCGAGAACTTCTTCCTGTGCGCGCAACGTCTTCGAGCGTGATCTTGTTTCCTGTGTTTCCAGTAACAACACCAAAGTCGATCTGCGCACGCTTGATGATTCCCTGGCGACGAACTGGACCGTAGAAATATGCTTTAACTGTGAAATCGAATGTATAGATCAGAGCGCGGCGTGTTTCAAAATCACTTTCGTAAGTATCTTCGATTGATACTGTATTAAGAACTGTAGGAACGTCGATAGTAACGTTCGTTGCGGGAATAACTCTAACGGTGTTTGTCCACTCGGGTCCGAAATATGGAACGATCTGTTCTAGAATTTGAGCACCATCGTCGGCGTTACGAACATACGCATACAGATTAAACTGCAAGTCATATGGGACTGGCATATAGTTGAAGTCGAGTTTGTTTTCGTCAGAAACAACTCTGATATTACGATTAACTCCTTGTAGGCGTCGAGTTCCATCGTAGTTTAGCGTAGTCATTTCGAATCCAAGACGAGGAAGCTGAATAGCTACCTGCTGATCTAAATTTGGATCTTGAGTGATACGAACTAGGAACTTTTCTTTTGGACCATAAGCTAGTGGAACTGCTATGGCTTGAATATTGTTTCCAGACGAATCGTATCTGCGAACGACAAGATCATT